CAACTCGATATCGATTTTAACATTACTACTTCTAAAATTAAATCACTTACTAAAAAATATAATATTAACTTTGAACTTATAACTAAATCTGGACCTGCTTCTGGAAATCCTATTTACAAGTTTTCTTCTAACATTAAATCAGATCTTGAATTATTTTTAAATAAAAATTACCAAACAATATCTGCCACATCTGGAATTATTAATATATAATCATCTTAAAAAATAGTGTAACATAAAAGTTACACTATAAAATAAAATGTGTATATCTAAAAATAAAGGTGTACATTTGATAAGAATCGTTGTAAGATGATTATATTAAATAAAACAAAAGGAATATATTATGAGTGCTACTATGACTGATTACGGAATGTTTACTGATGCCGGTAATGCTGCTGTTGATGCTGTTTTCGAAGCTGTAAAAAAGATTTTTATTACTTCATATGATTATAAAGATACATATGACGGTACAGGTATATTTTATCATGTAGCTTTGCCTATGTTAGAATCTCTTGAAGTTATGCCAGAATTCGAAGAAGCCGGCGATACTGCAGTACGTGAAGCAATGTTTACAAAGCTTTTAGATGCTGGTATCATACCAATATCTTAAGTGTGACAATGTGTCACGGTTTAAATTATCAAAAAGATGATTACATATATAATACAGTGAAAAAAAGGATAAATATATTATGATTACTAATACCCAACTTGCAGATCGTAGAATGATGATAGAAGCAGCTGCTGAACGTATCAAATCTCGTAAAGCACAAATGTCACGTATCAAGACAGCTTCTAAACGTGTTTCTGCAGTATCTCAAAAACTAAAAAAGAAAAAAGATGAGATTACCGGCTTCGAAGATGGCACTAATCCTAATCATTACACAGATGCATCTAAGTATGCAAAAGAGTTCTATGGCCAAAGGCGTGAAGATACTATACGTTGGGATGACATAGGCGATCACAACGATTGGAGCTAATATGAGCATGCATATGATTCAAGGTGTACAAGTACATGGTACATCTCATAAAAGAAAATCGCGTAATAAAACAAAGTCGCTTCTCAAAGCAGAAGCGGCTCTTGCAAAGTATTATGCCAAACTAGGTGTCGGTAAAACCAAACCTAATGCACATCTCGATATTCCAAATTATCGACCACAAAGTAAATTAATCCCTTCACTTGGACAAGGAATTGGAAACGGATTAAAAAAAGAGTCTAATACTTACACAGGCAATGAGATTGCTGGTATTGCTACAATGCATAAATCAAATGCAGTACCTGTACGTAGAGACTCAAATGAAGCAATTGAAATTGCAAAGATGGGAAGTTAATATGACAGATTTATTTAAAGAATATAAGGAGGCATTATTAGAAGAACATTGCATGGTAACATTCAAAAAAGTATCAGGCGATGAACGAACAATGCGATGTACTCTTCGAAAAGAAGATATACCTTCGGCCGGCAAGTCGGATCCTCTTTCTCAAACAAAGATACGAGAACTCAATACTGAAGTTCTTCCGGTTTGGGATTTAGATGCAGAAGGTTGGAGATCTTTTCGTATTGAGAATGTAACGAAATTTGAGATAGACTGGTAATGGATATAGTACAACTCAGTGAAATAGGATTAAGTAGTACGTTATACGATATGTTTAGCAATCCATTTTATCAAACTTGGTTTGTTGCCGGCAGTATTGGATATATATCATTTTTGCTTGGTAAATCATCTAAAGAGAAAACTATTGAAAAGACTTTAGATTATCTTATAAAAGAAGGCTATCTTCATACTGATAAAGATGGCGATATAAAAATAATTAAAAAATAGGTGTACAATCTTTTTAAAATGTGTTAGAATAATAATTTATAATGGAGATATGAATGGCTGCTAGAAAAATGCCTAAGATAAAGAAGAAGAAAGCATCGCTGCCACGTAAAATCAAAACTGGTATTGGTGCTGCACCTACAGATAACTTTGCACATTTTGCAGAATATTTTCGTATGGATTTAGATCAAAAGGAAACATCTTATATTCTAAAAAAATATATAAAGGATAATGTTAAAGATAAAGACACAGTAAAGAAGTATCTTTCTGTTCCTGATTATTATTTTACGAGTTTAAATAATTTACAGTGCGCAATGATAGTTTGGCTAGAAAAAGGTTTTGATCTTCCTAAACTTTATTGTTTTAATACGAGCACTAAAATATTTTATGAAGGATTAGATTATGCAGTTAAAAAGAAAGTAACTGAATTTGAAAAGATTAAAACGCCAAAGAAAACTCCGGCAGATGTTCTAAAAATAAAGAAACAAGAGCTCATCGGTTCTATTGAAGAGATACTTGATACTGAAGAATATGATACAGCTTATTCGCCATACGATGAATTATTAAAAGATGGCCATGCTCAGTCTACTGCAAAAGCAATTATAGATTATTATAATCCTGTATTAGAAGAAGCCAAAGAGTTAGTTCATAAGAAGACACCTGACTTAGTAGAAGGTTATTCACATATGCCAGTGCCTGTACGTAAGAAGTATCTTGAGTTTTTACAACACGTTGTTGATGATACAAATAGATTTGTTATGGCAAAGAAAGCGACACGTAAGACTTCGAAGCCACGTACTAAATCTGCATACGCGCAGGTATCTAAACTACAGTTCTTGAAAGAGAGTAAAGAGTTTAAAATCACATCGATCGATCCACTACTGATAGTCGGAGCTCGTGTGGTTTGGACGTTTAATACAAAATACAAACAGCTTACTGAGTTTGTGTGTAGAGCAAGAGATGGGTTTGAAGTCAAAGGTACGTCATTACAAATGACTGATCCAGCACTGACACGTAAGATAACACTACGTAAGCCACAGGAGTTCTTGCCTATCATACAGAGTAAAACACAGAAGCAAATAAGTGTTGCATATAGTCAACTCACAACGAAACAAAGTTCACGATCAGATGGACGTATAAATAAGGATACATTAATAATGAGAGTATTTGATAAATGATAGATGATAACACATTCTTAAATAAACCAAACTTTACTAAAATGGTTGAAAACAAAGTACTAGATACAAAACAATCTTATATAGATGCTGTAATAGATCTTTGTGAAAAACTAGATATTGATCCGATTGATTCGAAGAAATTCATATCACCGGTCATACAAGGTAAGATTGAAGCAGAGGCAATGACGCTCAATCTGATTCCACGACAAAATACATTGTCATTCGACTAATATAATTGTTTACATTTCAGTAATAATATGTTATAATAATTTAATACTTCAGCACATACAAGGAAAATAAATGAGCTTTCAAAATTTAAAACGCAATAAAGATTTAATATCTAAACTAGTCAACGAAGCCGAGAAAGTCGGTGGAGGTGAAAAGAAAAACTACGGTGATGATCGTGTTTGGAAACCGACAGTCGATAAGGCTGGTAATGGTTATGCCGAATTTAGGTTCTTACCTGCACCAGAAGGTGAAGACTTACCATGGGTACGTTATTGGGATCACGGATTTAAAGGTCCGACTGGTCAATGGTACATCGAGAAATCACTGACTTCAATCGGTAATCCTGATCCGGTAGGTGAACTCAACTCCACATTGTGGAACTCTGGTCATGATGAAGATAAAGAGACAGCACGTCGACAGAAACGTAGACTGCATTATGTATCTAATATCTACATTGTATCAGATCCTGGCAATCCAGCAAATAACGGTAAAGTATTCTTATATCAATATGGTAAGAAAATCTTTGACAAAATCATGGATGTAATGCAACCTTCATTCCAAGATGAAACTCCGATGAATCCATTTGATTTCTGGGAAGGTGGAAACTTCAAACTGAAAATACGTCAAGTCGAAGGCTATCGTAACTATGACAAGTCAGAGTTTGCAAGTGCTTCTGTACTATATGAAGATGAAGCTAAGTTGGAAACCATCTATAATATGATGCATCCAATTGGTGAGTGGGCAGATCCTGCTAACTATAAATCATATGATGAGTTGAAAAAGAAACTTGATATGATTCTTGCACGAACATCGTCACCTACGATGGCACAGCAATCACAACTCGGTGAAGAGACTACTGCTGCTCCTATGAAGGAAATGCAAGCGCCAGTTACAGCTGCTGAAATGCCAGCAGCAAATGAGGATGATGATACCTTAAGCTACTTTGCAAAAATAGCAAACGGTTAATAATAAAAGAAACGCCGGTGGTTATACTGCCGGCGTTTTATTAGTCTTTCCAGTTAAATGGTGTCCAACCAAAAACAGAAAAGCTTTTATTATCAATATCTGTATCAAGATTATTTTGACCATTATTACCTGAAATAGTAGTTGATATAGTATTACTATCTCCTTGAGTAGTACTAAGATCTATAACAGCTGGAGCTGCTCCATTTCTACCAGGGCCCATAGTTGGAGTACTTTCCATTGCGGCAATAGCTTGCAAATTTAGTGCAGCAGTTGTACTGCCGCTTGGTAAAAGACCAAAGTTTGGTGTAGCACTTCCACGAAGTAAGTCACCACTGAGCCCCTGAAACGTACCCGCATTAGCGCCCATTTGGCCTGGAGTTCCTCTACTAGCCATTTGCATTCTCAGAAGCCCTGATGCTGCCGCTCCGTGAGCAGACGTGTATGTCGGAGCATTCATATCCGCCATTAGTGTGCCATAACTCCCCATCTCTTGTTGGGTTGAT